TACCGCGTATCGCTTTGAACCAGGGCTGATTAATCAGATCCAGGCATTCCACGTTTTCCGCCCCTCGGTCCACGAGGTCACCAACGGAAATCAGGAGGTCATGAGCAGGATCGAAGTTTCTCTTATCCAGCTCATTCATTAGCAGCGTGTAGGAACCATGCAGATCACCAACCACCCAGATATTGCGCCAGTCAGCACCATTAATTCGTTGATAGATGCTCATCATGCCTCCTGCTTATCGCGCAAGAGCTGGTATTCACAGCCGTTGGGAATGGTCAGAGCCAGGCCAAACTGAGCGCACCACATTTCAACTTTCACGAGGAAGATGTGCATTTCACCGGTATCAAGATCGGCAGTGTGTCGAGGTTCCCAGGTTGTGGTTTTTTCTCCCGTGATGAAATCGGTGTAGGTCACCTCTTCACATCCGAGATAAGTCTTTTTGAGGTTGCGCTTAACCCATTCCGGGGTTGCGTCGGTACGCCCGGACTTGATCAGGTATTCGCTGATTTCCGTGTACCACATGTGACTGAGCGCATTCTGGGAAAGGCTGCGTTTTTCGCGCCATGGTTTGACCTGGAGGCGGAAGCAATGACCGGCTTCCAGCAAAGGCTGAATCTGCTGGCCTATGGCGGCGGAGTTTTCCCCGGGTAGGTTGGTACACTTCCACGGTGTAGTTTGATACCGTCTACGGGCAGGTTCATACGGCCCCCTTAACGGAAACCGCAGAATGCAGAAAACCCTCAACATCAAATGACGCTGACGGCAGGAAGGTATTCTCAAATTGTTCGCGCATCAAAGTCCCCTAAAATGCGCGCAGATAGTTAACGGTTTCTCAGGCCGTTGTGGATATTATGGACGGGACTACGCGGGAAATCAACGAAGCGTGAAACATAAAAAAGCCCCGGTGAAGGGGCTTGAATTGGGGATTACTGCTTCTGATATCCGGCTATTTGTTGCCGCATCTCTGCCAGCTTATCGGCATGCTCCAGCGCAATCTGTTTCCATTCCCGAGCTTCTGCCACCCACCAGGCTACATCGTCACGGAGTCGGCGCATGCGGCGCTGTTTGAGTTTGCTGGTCATGGCTTCACCTTCGGCGCTGCGGCCATCGCTGCGTCAATTTGCTCGCGCAGCGTTGTTTTGTGCTCTTCATCCCAGTCATCGCTGATGGTCTGCGACCAGAACAGGTCATGACTGCCATATACCATAGGCTCACGGACGTTAACCGTTTTCGATACAAGCCAGTCCATACGGCGAGTGTCATCCGGCACCGCAGGGACTGGCGCGGGGTGGGTGTAGAGCGGAATTCCTCGACCACCACAAGAAAACTCGTTGTGCCCGTTATATTCTCGCCCATCGTCACCATCGCACATGTACGCCACCGGCTCTTGCTCATGCGCCGCCAGGAGTGCGCGCGCCATTGCTGTAGCTTCATCATCCTGGACACAGGTAAATGCGTTACCACTGGCTAATGCCTCCAGGCGCTCTCTGCTCGGTAATTGTGCTGTCATTGTTTCACCTCAATTTCAATCTGCAAATTGCACGGGACAGTTACGGTGATGATGTCGTTTTTGGTGAAATACGAGAGCGGCTCATCCTCGCTCTGCAAAAAAATGGTCACATTTTCACCGTGATAATTGAGCTTTCTCACCCGGTAATAGACATCAAAAATCGAAAGTACAGAGTTGGGGCCAATATCCTCTGCACGCACTGCTTTCAGGAATCTGACCATCTTTCACTCCCCCACGTCTAAAGTGATGCCAGCGACGGCGCAGGATTCGCGGATTGCGGCAATGACTTTTTTCTTATCCAGCAAAACCTCGCAAATGCTCCATTGTTCTGGCTGAGGCAACTTAACGGTGAGTGTGCGTGCCTCCAGTTCAGCGATGCGAGTCATAGCCTGCTCTACCAGAGCTTCCTGCTCATGTGCTTCCTTCCATCCGCGTTGAGCGTGTGCTGCGATAGGCTTCAACTCCGCAATCAACGCCTTATCAGCGTCACGCTCTGCCAGCAGGGAGAGAATAACAGCAGGGTTAGCAGTAGCTATGAAAGTTGCGTCATTATCGTTTCGCCAGTGAGATAAGTTCCCTGTGCTCTCGTGGCGAATTGCTGGCCCCATTTTCAATCCATCAGTGACAAAAATAACCTCCATGTCATCCTTGTCGCTAAATGAAACCATTGTGCTGCCATGAGAATCTATCCACCAATCTCCCGGCGTCGCTTTCTCAGCAGCCGCTTTGAGTGCCTGAATCTGTTCGCTGTTAATGGTCATGCTGCACGCCCCTGTTTTGCTTCAACTCTTTGCATAAGCTGTTTAACAACTTCTGGAAGAACGGCGTTATGCATTACGCTGAATGACCGAAGATTTACACCCAGAGAAATTACAGCGCTGGCTGGGTCTTCAAGCTGAAAAGATTTTGTGTAGTCATTGCGCCACTTCCGCTCGTCAAAGTCGTAATATTCACCTGATAGATACCAGCTACCCAGGCGATATTGCATTTCATAGGAAAATCCATTTCCGACTCCGCACTCGACTTCATCAACAGTGAACCAGTCAAGCGAATAACGGAAACGCTGAACCATGACGGTTTTTTTCGGTTTATCGGTCATTTCTGCGCTCCTGTTTCTGCTTGTTGTAGACAGCCCAGCTCAGAGCATCCAACTTGTCACGACCTGCCTTGTCGTACATATGGATGCCGTCATTGCATGCATGCTCGGCCTTAACCTGAGCCTCAAGCTCAGCAATCTGCTCATAGCTCAGAGTCGCAAGCTTGAGTCGATTCCAGCCAAAATTGCGGAGGCGTGTCATTTCTGCGCTCCTTTGCTCTCGACTGCGCCGCCGTTAACCACCGATGTATTTTTTCGGTTACTGCGGCACACCAGTGCCCAAAAGTTCATATCGCAAATTAGTGCTACGCGTATTTCCGCCGTCATGCGATAGCCGAGCTTATTTGACTTGCCGACTGACCTACGACGCTTGCGCATTATCTTGCGTGCATGCGCCGCCTGTACTTCAACCTGCCGACGTCTTGAGGCATAAACACCCTTAGCGGGAACCTTCCGGGCTTGTTTTTGGTAGGCGCTTAACAGGTCATGCACATCTGATGATTTAGCCATTGGACACTTCCCCTTTGCTCTCGCGAAGCTGGCGGGCGAAATTGTCAGCAGTTCCTGCAACACCAAAGCCAATAGCGTCCATAAACGGGTCATCTCCAGGGACGCGAAGTGCCTTAGCAAACAGCTCCACCCCTTCCGCTCTCAGCGCTGCGATTGCGGCGTCGAAGTTCGGTGTGTTAGGCCACCCAATGCACTTAACTTCTGGAATTGTTGCGTAATCGTTTTTTACGATTGACATCTCCACCACCAACGCGTCGCGCTGCTCAGTCACTGCTACCAGCTCGCGCAGGCAGGCAAGCTCGAACTCTTCATTCAGCGTCAATCCAAGCGCGTACTCTGCATTGCCACGCGATGCCAGTTTGGATATGCGCTGCTTTACGCTTTCCATCGTTACCTGTTTCATGCTCTTGCTCCTAAACCGAAAATTTTGTTGATGCGATAGCCGGCATAATTACGGCGGCGCTAGTCAAAAATGGCGTTAGCATCTGTGTCATCGGATAATCCCCCGAGCCTTACCTCGCAAATACTCTTCCCATAACCACTGAGCGGGAGTTAACGCACCGAGCGTTGCGGCGTTTGGCATGCAACCAAAACTTTTACCTTCGGGGTGGTATCCTTCGGCGCGGCTCGCATGATTGACCGGAATCACTTCATCGGTGTGCTCAATTGCGATTACTGGCTCTGGAATTTTTTCTCCACCAGCGACTTTTAACGCCCATTCATCCAGTTTTTTTGAAGCGTATTTCTCCGTTTCAACTTCACTAAGCTGGCGTTGGTACATTGCGCGTCGGGCATCGGTGACAATCCAGTACATGACAGGATGAGACCATGGGAAATGCTCAGCTCCGCCGGTATGAAGCCCCTTTTCGCGGTTGTAACGATGAAATTCATTCATCACATCCACAAGGGTAACCCCCAGGACTGTGCGGCTGTCTTTGCACCACTTGATGAACTGACCCGGTGATGGCCAGAATGGTGACTCACTGGATCTCGCGTTACGCACACCTGCCGAAAGCTGCTCACGGGTACGAATCCCGTTTTCAGAAAAGGCGGCAATCCATTGGCGCTTCGCTGTTTTTTCTTCGGCGTCGGTGCGCAAATTGGTCTGAGTTGAGGCCGGGAAAATCTGTTTCAACTGCCGAAAAAGTGCATCAACCAGTCTTTCAGCTTCAATGTTGATGAGCTTCTGTGGATCTTTTCCACCTGTAGCCATTCTGGCCATCGCATCGCCATCACGATTGTTTATCGCGGTCATAAGCTGAGCGGTCATATGAAATCCTCCCATCCTTCGCGGCTGTTCCAGTGCGGAGTGTCAGGCTCATCTCTGCGTCGCATGGAAAGAGGATTCACTCTGGCGTTTCTGAGCCATACCCGGAATGCTGAATTCCAGTCGATCAGCTTTGTACCGCGAGACTGGTGATAATCACGGAAGTTCAGTAGCTCGGTTTCGATATTCACGCCTTTCTCAGAGGCAATGGCAATGTGATCAGCAGATGGCTTAAAAGCCTGCGGGAAAGGAATCTCCCCATTAGGTGAAATTCCGATTCGCCGCTTTGCAGCTTCGCTGATAAAAGCCCCTCGCGCATAGAGAGAGTCTGGTTCAGTGACTGGTTCAAAAGAGTGACTGGTTCTGGTGCCATCTGGTGGCATAGGGGGTGTGCCACCTGATGGCATAGGGGGTGCTTCCTCGTGGCATACCCCTGTGCTTTTTAGTGGCATAGGGGTAGCTTCAAGGTTCAGGTAATAAACGTTTGAATTGTTACCTTTCCCGTTATTAACCCCTATGCGATTCTCGCGCTTTATCAGCCCCATTTCTTCAAGTGCATCAATGTGGTTACGAACTGCTGACTTGCTGCATTCACATTGATCGGCAATGTGCCGATATGAAGGCCAGCATTCCCCCTTGTCATTGGCGTTGTCGGCCAACTTGATCAGGACAAGCTTACGCAGTGAGTTTCCCACTTTGACCCCCATTGCTTTCGCCATAAGTGACATGCTCACGCGACACCTCCACTTTGTTTACTCTTACTGATTTACCAGGCATACTTACCTCGTAATTACCGCTGTAATTGCACCCGAAGGCCGGTACTGTTGCTGCAGTCCGGTCTTCAACCTTTCAGAACAAGCCAGCCTGGCTGCCGCCCTTTTTAACTGTGCGCTTTGCTTCGCGCCGTTCTGCTGTACTGGTCTGTTTCTCTGCCCACAAGCGGGCGTGTCGTAAAACGTCATCGAAGATTTTTCCCTTCTGGCTGGCCTGGCTCATACGCCGGTACAAGTCCACAGCCTGGTATGCCCCCCCCTGAGCCACCGAAACCGTAAATCCCAGCTTGATAAGCTCAGCGCGGACGTGTTTTTCGATAAACTCGATGTGGTTCATCAGTCCCACCCCAGCGGGCCAGGCCTGCAACGTTCTGCTCGTAACCCAATGTCAGCCAGTGTCTCGACTGATTTCAGGTAATCGCGAGATACCACCACCGCTTCCGGTGGAACTACCTGCAACCCGAGTACGGAAATTTCCTTGGCCATTTCAGTGAAATGGTTGTCTGCCTTGCGTTTACTAACCGTGGATTCACTGATTCCGATTTGCTCGGCGTAATACCGTTGCCCGATCAACGCCAGCCGGTTGAGTAAAGTGCTCTCAATTTCAAGTGGGCTGATAACTGGTGGTTCTAACTTGCGTGATATTGAGTGCTCCATTGGTGATACTCCGTTGCGTGTTTAGGCCGCCGAATTCTTGGATTCAGCAAATACCAGGCTTTCCTTCGTAATAGGCGGCTGGTTTTTGAAGTTTTGAGAGGCATCCTCGATGGCTTTCGCTTTTTCGGGAGAAGCACGTCGATTCCCGTATGCGATCTGATCGAGATAGCCAGTCGTGGTATTGGCGAGAGTAGCCAGCATTGACCATTCGGCCCCTGTAGCACCCTTACGCCAACGAAGAAGTTCGTTTGACATGTGTTTCTCCGATTACGATTAACGAATGGAGTTTAGCTTTATGCTAAATATCACGCAAGATTTATTTAGCAATTTGCATATTTATCATTCTGCTAAAAAAAGCCAGTATGTTGGTATGGAAAATAAAGAGATCAGAAAGGCTAATCTGGAATCGCTTATCGAACAGAAGCGGCAGGAATCAGGCATGACAAAGGCGCAATTTGCCGAGGTCGTAGATACAAGCCCTGCAACCCTGAGCCAGCTGACTGGGGATAATCCAAACCGGAATATTGGCGACAAAATGGCGCGCAAGATTGAGAGCGCATTCAATCTACCTTCCGGTTGGATGGATGTGCTGCATAATCAAGTCAACGAGCCAAATGTGTCTTATCGTGGGATTAACGAGACTCGCGGAAGCTACCCTGTTATCAGTTGGGTTAGCGCCGGTCAGTGGATGGAAGCTATAGAACCGTATCACAGAAAGGCGGTAGAGCGCTGGTACGATACTACCGTAGATTGTTCAGAGGATTCCTTTTGGCTCGATGTTAGAGGCGACTCTATGACGTCTCCTGTTGGTCTGAGCATTCCAGAAGGTGCAGCCATACTCATTGACCCGCAGGTTGAGGCGATCAATGGAAAACTAGTTGTGGCGAAACTTGAAGGTGATAACGAAGCCACTTTCAAAAAACTCGTTGTTGATGCGGGAAGACGCTTCCTCAAACCACTCAACCCGCAATACCCGATGATTGAAATTAACGGTAACTGTAGAATTATCGGTGTAGTTGTAGACGCAAAAATTCTCAACATCCCATAATCACCACATCCCCAAACCAAAGCCCGCCATCTGGCGGGTTTTTATTAGCTGCAGTCCATGACTTACCGGCACACTGGCTGTAAGCGTAACAGCGAGGGCCAGACAGCTGCCCAGTCTGAACCGTGTGCCAGTCCGGGTACCTCTTCGATCCGCGTACAGCGTACTCCCGTAGCCTGCTGGAAACGTTTTGCCACTTCAGGCGGGACGGTGGTATCTGCACCTCCAACAAAATGAATTTGCGGCAAATCTGCCAGTTGTGATGCCGCGTCAATGGCACTTAACGCGTGTGGCATGGGGGAGACGTGATGCACGGCGTTGACGTAAGCCACGTCCAGATTTCCGGCTACAGTACGTAATGAACGCACATCGTGACGGCG